ACTCAGCTGCGCCCACGCGCACGACGGTGCGGGCGACGTGGACGATCCCCGTCTCGAGGTCGACGTCGGACCACCGCAGGGCGCACATCTCGCCGCGGCGCATGCCGGTGGCCAGGGCCAAGCGGATCATGCGGCCCAGGAAGGGCTTGTCGGCGGCGTAGGTGAGCAGCGCCTTGATGTGGCGCTTCTCCAGCGGCTTGCGCGCCTCGCTCTCGCCCTTCGGCGCGGCCACCTTCTTCATCGGGTTCTTGGCCAGGACGCCCGCCGCGACGGCCTGGTTGAACATGGCCTTGAGGTGGTGGTGGGTGATCGTCATCGTCCCCGGCCCGACCTGCCGGATGCGCGCCATGTAGAAGGCCTCGATGTCGTCCCGGTCGATCGACTTCAGCGGGCGGTCGCCGTAGAGGGCCAGGAAGGTCTTGATGAGGTTTTCCTGGCTGGCGTGCGTCAAGTCGGAAATCTGCTGCAGCCCGACGCGCCGACGCTGCCACTTGGCCCAGTGCTGGCGAACCGTGTCGGCGGTGATCTCGACGAGGTCGCCCGCGTGGGCGCTTTTGAGGAGCTCGATGCGGCGCGCCTCCGCGTCGATCTCCGAGCCCTTCAGCGTCTCCGTCGAGAACTTGCGGCGGCCCGCCTCGTCCTTCGTCTCGATGCGGATGCGCCACACGCCAGGGGCGCGCTGGAACTTCGTCACCTTCATCTCGTCTGCCATTGCCATCTCCATCGGGTCTGTACCCCGAAGGATAGTGGGAATTGCGTCTAGGACGCAAGCCGGTTGATATGGGGTCTAAACTTTTTTCACCAAGGGCCATTTTCCCTATTGCGTCTAGTTCGTCAGGCGGATAGGTATGTCTCACCGGACGCCGATCGGGGCGCTGGGAGCGATGGAGATGGAAATGAGCCAGCCGAACTTCGCAGTCGTGATCACCGTCGAGTGCGATCCCAGTCTCCCTGGCTCGCTCTACGCCTACGAGCACAAGGTCGTCGCTACCGCCTACACCCTGGCCTACGCCAAGGCCCTTCTGGGCAAGCAGGCCAGCTGGGAAATGGAGATCGGCGGCTACATCAAGCCGCTGACCACGCGCGGCCACCTCGAGCATCTGGCCGCACAGCAGGTCGCGCAGCAGGCGCTCAACGCCGAACTGCCGTTCTGAAGACAAGGAGGAACACCATGAACCCCAACTCCCCCGTCTACTGGCTTCGGGCGATCGGCGGCGGCCTGCTGTTTGCGGCTGGCATGTTCGCCTTCTTCTTCGTCGGTGGGCTGTTCACATGAGCCCCTACGTCATCCCCGAGACGATCGGCGTGCTGCGTGCGCGCATTGACGTACTCGAGCAGCTGCTGCGGCAGGTGCATCCCGAAAGCCAAGAGGCCTTCCGCATCCACCAGAAGCTGGCCCAGACGGGCCGCCAGTTGGCGGTGAAGGAAGGCCGAAGCGCGGAGATCAAGCTGTGACCATCGGCAACCTGCTGGCCGCCCGCGAGCAAACCCACGGCGACTACCGCACAAAGGCGGAGACGATCCAAAGCCTTAAGCGGCGCATGCGCTGCCCAGACGGCTGGGACAACCTCACGCCCTACCAGCGCGAGAGCCTAGAGATGATCGCGTCCAAGATTGGGCGCATCCTGCACGGCAACGCCGACGAGATTGACCATTGGCAAGACATCGCCGGCTACGCCATGCTCGTTGTCCGCGAGCTTGAGGCTCGCCCGACTTCCGCCGCCGGAGGCGCGGAACCCCCGCCGGGAAATGCGATCCCCCCAAACGCGCCCGGCGGGGAGCCTCCCGCGCCGAGCGCCTTGGCTGGCTGGGCCAGCTTCGGGTTGCCCCGGCAGACATGACAGCAAGGAAACACAGAGCATGTCCAAGACCTTCTTCCGCACCGACTTCGGTCAGCTGCTGCTGGCCTTCGCCGGGATCATGCTGGCGTCCTTCTTCGGGACGCTGATCGCCGGGGCGCTGATCCTCGCGGTGATCGGCTAATGGCCGACCTCTACCTGGACAGCATCGAGGTCTGCCGCCGCTTGGCCGCGGCGTGCAAGGCCGCCGGCAGTCAAAAGGCCTTCGCGGAAAAGCACGGCCTGTCTCCGGCCTACGTCTGCGACGTGCTGAACGCGCGCCGCGAGCCGGGCGAGTCCATCCTCAACGCGCTGAATTTGGTGCGTGTCGTTCGTTACCGCGCAAAGTCAATCACGGCTGCGCGAGCAAAGGAGGAAAGCAAGCAGTGACCTGGGAACGCATCAACACGCAGCTGGGGCGGACGGAAAGCGTCACCGTCGCCTGGCGCATCCCCGGCGGGAGAGCGACGCCCGCAATGGCCCTGTCTCTCAGCAAGGCCGCCTGCGCGCGGCTGGGGCTTGAGAAGATCAAGGGTAAGCCCTCTCGGGTCTACGTCGAGCGGGACCGGATGGCCGGCAAGGTCCGAGTAACAAAGGCGCCCGACAGCGCCATGCGCCACGAAGCCCGCGCCGTCGCGTGGAAGGACGGCTGCTGCACCATCACCGTCCCCCTCGACGACGTACACCTCTCCGAGAAAAAGCCCGCGCAAGACGTAGCGTGGTCGATCGAAGGCGGGTGGATGGTGGTGAAGCTGCCGCACTGGGCGTGTCCCGTCGTGCGTGTCAATGTCCCAGGGAGGGCCGCGTGATGTCTGACGTAATGCTTCAAGTGCCGATGTCGGCCCGGCCTTTCGTGGAGACAGCCGAAGCCGACGCCAACATGACCTGCCGCCAAGTGGCGATCCTGCTGATGATGGCCCACCATCCGGGCCACAGCGTGAAGCACATCGCACGGGCTCTCGGGCTGTCCAGGCCGGTCATCACACGGGCGACCGACAGGCTGGTGCTGCTGAAGCTGGCCGGTCGATCAATGTCGTCTAGCGACAGGCGCCAGGTCGAACTCACGCCCACGCGCGCCGGCTTGCGCCTGCTGCGCGAAGCTGGCTTGTGGCCCTCCGCGTGAGGGTGCGGATCATGGAAACGGACCCCGTGCGTCTCGCGGCCATGGCCGAGGACTACGGGGTCCGCGTTGTCGCCGGGCAAGCGGTGGCCGTCACGCAGGTGGCCATCGCGGACGTCTACTTGCGGGAGCTCGACGCGGAGACACGCCGCGCGATGCGAGCGATGAGGGAGCGAAGGGATGGCTGACATCGTGGAGCGGTTGCGCTGGAGCTTCGCCAGCATTGACTACGAAGCCGCCGACGAAATCGAACGGTTGCGGGCCGAGCGGGACCGACTGCTGAGAGAGCTGCGCGAGGTTGGCACGGGCGACGAATGCCGAATACTGGCCGTCCACCCGCCGCGCTGTGCCCGCGCCGCACGCGCCCGCGCCGCAATCGGGGAGGACCGCGCATGACGGACCAAAGCAACTCCGCAGCCGAGCGGTCGGCGCACGTCACGCGCGGCGCGGCGCGAGCCAGCGAAAACATCTTGGCCGAGGTCGCGCCCGGTGTCTTTAAGCTGAAGCCGTTGGTCGAGGCCGAGCGCGAAATTGAACGGCTGCGGGCAGAGCGCGACCGGCTGCAGCAGGAGCGCGATCGCCTCGCCGCCGATCTCGCCCAGGCGCACCGCGACATCGGGCCGTGGATCGCCAGGGTCTGGCAACTCATCGCCGCGCTCGACCAGGCCGAGCAGGCGCTGCGCGAGGCGGGCGCAATCTACGGAGCAGACGCGGCGCTGGCCGCGCTCAGAAAGGAGATCAAGGCATGACCACCGAACAGCGCCGCAGCTGCGCCGACTGCCGCCACACCGCCGGCCAGGAGGGCGGATCCCTCACCTGCCAACGCTACCCGCAGCCGCACCGCGTCGCGCGCTCCTACCTGTGCGGCGAATACAAGGCGCTTGTGGAGGAGAAGCCCGCAGAGCCGAAGCCGCGCGGCCTACGCGCGCGCCTTGCGATTAGCGAGCCGCCGACCGTCACGCGCGCCGCCGCCGAGGACTGAGATCAGCTGCGATGCGCTGCGGATAGGCCGCCGGATCCTCATCCGGCGCGCCGACATCGAGCACATGCTTAAGCCGCGGCAGTGAGCACAGCCTGGTTCTTCGTGGGCCTGGTCGTCGGCGCCAATCTCGGCGTGCTTCTGATGGCGATCCTGGTCATAGCAAAGGAGGAAGAAGAGAATGCCGTCACACGTCGGGATGCCCGCAAGTGACTACCACAAGGTCGAAGCACTGAGCGCATCCGGGGCGAAGCTGCTGCTGCGCTCGCCCGCCCACTACATCGCCGCGAAAACCGCCCCGAAGGAGCCCACCGCCGCGATGCGCCTGGGCACGCTCACCCACGCGCTGATCCTCGAGCCGGAGAAGTTCGACGCCGAGTTCGCCGTCATGCCGAAGTTCGATCGGCGCACGACGATCGGCAAGAAGGCGG